ATTCTTATTATGAATCATCTCCAAAATGGACTTCGGTTTATTCAAACGTAAATTCAAATAGTGCAACATATACAACAAAAACTCAAAATGATAATCTGTATGTTGGTAAAGAAACAGGTGGTACTGTAAACGCAAGCGTTAAAGTATATGGTGATTTTTATGCAGATACTTTTGGTGTTGGTAATCTTGAGCCAGCTACAACACTCGGTAATTTAATAGGTCGCGTTGAACTTTTTAATGACGAAAAAATATCTATTGGTTATTTGCCAGTATATGATAATATAAGTTAACTGTAAAATGCTACTATTATGTTTTTACTAAACTCTGATTCTAGTATTTCTTTATCATCGGATGTTGTTATAAAATATTCTCCAAAATAATCCAACAAATCTATTACTTTTATACCAGAAACACATGGTTTTTGTATGTTGGTTGCTCCTTCAAAAGTTTTTTCAAATGGTAATCTACTTCCGGTGGTTAATTTTCCATATCCTGCTTCGTTTTCAACTATTACATCAACAAACCCATTTCCCTTTGGTACTTGTGGAAATTTAAAAGAAATACAGTACTCGTTGTAAGAAAATAGTGGTATTTTAATACCATAAAATCCAATATTTTCAGCTGAAAGTTTTTTAACTGCTGAAAATGGATTATAATAACTAACACCATTAAACATAGTTGGGTTTGATGCACTTAAATAAACAGACCTTATATCATAAAATGGTTTACCTTTGACCAAAAAACTAAAATTTTGAGATTGCACCAAATCTTGGTTTAAGACATATACCGAGCTTGGTTTAATATCGGTTAATCTTGGTTTTGCGTATATGAAAAATCTGTCAAACATTTAATTTAAATATTTATTAACAAGAGCAACAGAAATAATCTTCAAGTGTTTGAATTAAACTTTCCGATTCTGGTAATGGTGTTGTTTCATCAGCAAAATAGTCAGATTGAATTGTGTATATTTTACCAACTGGGTCTTCTAACTTTTTAAATAACCATCCTTTTATTGTGAATGAAGTGTCTGCTGTTATTCTAAACGGTTGTGTTGCGCCAATATCATTGGGGTACTGTATATTGGTAGTTCCGGACCATAATATTTCAGATCTTATTTCATAAGGCGTATTTGTATTATCAGTAAATGGTAATTTCCAAGATATAACAATATACGGGTCACAATATGGGATAAAATTTGATAAAATTTGATCCATATCATTTTGATATTTTGTTATTATTGTCATGTTTACACCAATATTGATAGGAACTGGTTGTAATATGTTTTTTAAAAAAGCACCACTGTTATCTAGTGGATTATGATATATATTAAAAGAATCATTTTTATTAAAAACTCTATTTTGATCTCTTGATATTCCGTTTATACTAACAGCTATGACTGGAACTATTAAGCCGCCCGGTGCTGGGTTTTTTAAACCATTGAAAACTCTTTGTTTTGGTGCATACACGTATGCAACTTTTATTGGGTCTACACCAACTTGATTTTTTGATTTATCGTATCTTTTTATTGATACATCATTAAAAGCACCAATAAATTGCTCTAATAAAGTTTGTATTTCCCACCCGAAGGTATATTTTCTCATATATATAATTAATATTTATATGAGAATGATTTGATTAAGATGGATTAGGTTCTGGTAGTAATGATTTTATTAAATCAAAATCAATATTTTTTCTAATACATTTACATATTTGGTATGATAGATTAGTAGAATCTCTTCCGATTTGACCTCTCCCATAACATTTAGAACAACTGCTAGAGGGTTTCTTTATAAGAGGAATTTGTCCGATATCAAGTATTTTAACATCTTTTTCCGGAATATCATAGAAAGTACCAGAAAATACGCTATATATTGTTTTTTTATTATTCATTTGTTGATATTAATAATATTGTGTCCCAAAATTTATTATTTTTAATTTTTTTAGGATATACTAGCAAGTTTGTTTCAATTTCTGGTGCGTGTTTAGATAAAGCTTTAATCCTATAATCAAAATAAATTAAATTTTCATCACTATAAAACTCTACACCATATGGTATAGGTATGTCAATTTTTTCTTTTTCTTTTTTTGCAGTATTTAAAATAAATGTTATATAAAAATTGGTTTGATAAAAAATTATTAATTTTCCTTGTTTATATGTTTTATTTTTTAATTCAAGTGTAATATTTTTTTGTAATAAAAATTTACATGCTTTTTCAATATCTGTTCCGTGTATTGTCATTCTTATTTTTCCATGAAGGCAAGTTTTTCCATTGATGACATTTTACTCAATCTTTGATTAAAAAATTTTAAAAATGATGCTAATGGTCTAGTTGGAATTGCAGTAACAACTTCTACAGCATCAACCGGAATGTTTCTATAGTCTTGCATTATAATATCCCAAACCGTCAAAAGACCTCTAGCTGCTGCATTATATCTTGGTGGTTTGGTTGGAATTCTAAAATTAAGTAAATTTTTACCAGCATCAGAATTTAATAAAATTCGATCTAGTGTACAAAGCATTCTTCTGGTTGGTGGAATTCTCATTTTATTCCTACGAACAAATTTAAGTTCAACGATGTTAGTTGAACAAATTTTAGCTAAATTTTGTAATCCAACCGCCATTTTATTACTGTTCTTTTAGTTCGCAAACACCAAAAATTCTTGATTCGTTCAAAAATACAACATGTTTCATGTCGTTCATATTTGCAACTTGAATTCCTTTATCATTTGGGAAAACTACAACGTCTCCTTCTTTAACGGTTTTACATTCTGGTCCAGCTAAGACGACTTTAGCCAATCTCCAAGTAAAATTCACTGCATTAATTGGTACATATATACTACCTCTTTTTATTTCAGTTCCGTCTTCACTAACGTCAATATATTGGCACATTAAAATATCATCTAAAACTTTTGTAAGTTTCCAACCATCCAGATTAAAATCTTGTCCTAGATAATGGTCTATTTGAATTTTACCGCCGATTACGTCTTCTTGTTTTGGTCTTGCTATCATGTTAGTTAATTACTAGTATTGTTTAATTCTTCAAGTGTTTTTGTAAAAAAATCAATTTCTCTTTTTGAACATTCAAATCTACTTGCTGTGGTATAATTTTCTTCATCGGAATCAATTTCTTTTGATGTTTTTTTAATGTAATTTATTCTCTTTGTGTGTTTAGGTAAAACTGTTCTATAAAAAGAAGAAATATCAAAATCTTTGTATGTATCTAGCCATTTGTTAGTTGTTAGATTAATTATATGACAATAACTTTCATTTGCCATAGAAAGCCACCTGTTTATCAAAAAATAAGGTGGATTATAATCTTCTACTTTTTTGTTTGTCTTTTTTGTTATCCAATCCAAAAAACAAAATAAACTGTCATCTTTATTTTTCATCATCTGTATAGTTTTTGAAATTTTAACGAACTTTGCATCCATTCTTCAGTGTTCATGCTGTCACCAAGACCAAAATGAGTAACTTTTATTGGATATACTCCTATTTTTAACTTATTCTTATTAGCATTCAAGCAAAATGTTATATCATAATGATGGAAGTCGAAATTTTCATCGAATCTAGTATTTGTTTCTAATAATTTTTTAACAGAAACAGCTATAAAAAGACCATCAATGATCAATGCTCTAGAATCAGTAGGTCCGAATACGGTTGTCCAATAAACTTTATCCTTTGAGTGCGCTACTTCGCCAACATGATCTTGTCTTTCGCTCATCAAGTGCCATGCGGGTGGCTTTGTTATATCGCATTTTTTAGCACCTGCTAAACCAACAATATCATATTTTTCAAAGGCTACATCGAGTTTTTCAAACAAAAAAACATCTTCAATCAAAACATCATCGTGTACAAAAATTATTTTTTTATCTTGATTTTCTTTTGTTATAAAACTGTTATATACTTTAGTAAGACTTGTTTTATTTTCATACAAAATAGTACTATTTTTAATATTTTCAGTTTTATCTAGAAATAAACAAATTGGACTATTTTTGGTAAAATTTTCCTGATTGTTTTGTGTTGCAACAACAAAATGATAATTATTTAAAGATTTATGCATAGACGAGTATAAATATATCATATATAGCCATGAAATCAAAGAAAAAGGAAAATAAAAAAGTTAAATACAAAAAGATTGAAAATGAAGTAAAAAGAATTTTACGTTCAAATAAAGACAGGTTGAATTTACACGAAGATATTAATCCTTTTGCAGCTAGAGTTTTGTTTTCTTTGATTAAAGAACAAGAGGAAGAATCTGTTGAAGATGTTAAACAACAGGTACAACCAACTGTAAAAAACCCAGAAGATTTTACACCAGAAGCAAATAAAGAAGACTTTCAAAATTCTTTAGACAAAGAAACTGAATCAGATCAGTTTGATGTTGAAGGAGTTTCTGCTGATTTAACAGCAGAAACCATAAACACTATCAAAGAATGGTCTAAAAAATTAGATGATTTTGCTGAATTTTTAAATAATCCAGATCAACAAACAAGTGAGGGAAAACCATCGCTTCATAAAATTTTATCTGATGGTGATAGAACAGGAAGTCTCTTGCGTGGTGTTACTAGAAAAGCATCTGATAGTATCACCCGAATTGCTGGTGAAATTGAAAAATTAAAAGAAATATTAAACACATATATTATTACAGCACCTAAAAAACTTCGTGATACAGAAGGTCAAGTGTCTGGATGGACACAGTTTTAATATAAGTTTTCCAATATAATTTTATAATCTATTTGGTTGGTTTCTTCAAACATAACCATTTCATTGAAATCTTTATATGACATATATAAAGGCCATTTAAAAATAGTTTCACCATCTAACAACATTTTCTTGGTTTTTTCTTTAGAAGCATCGTCCATTTTGGGGTTATCTAACACCCAAATTTTTTTATGAAAAGGAAACTCTGATAACTGTGTTCTTTGAGTGTCTGATAAAGTTAAACCAGCAACGCTTACTCCGTTTTTAACAAACATTGCATCTATTGG